GTAGAATTGCGTGCTAAAAAAACGCCTTGTGAGCGTGATCCCTTAGCGCTGTTACAAGGCTTGCAACACGCGATCATATTCTCCAAGCTAATAGGATCTCCACCCGCTTTTATGCTCACGATATGGTCTACCGTCATATCATCGCCCGTATATCCACAATAGTGGCAGGTATAGCCGTCCCTTGCCAATACCCGTAGGCGTTGCTTCTTGTAGGCTTGGCTAACACGTGGATCTTGTCTACCGCGTACCATCTTAGTAATGACCGGTCCTAGTATGAAAGGCTAAAGCTCTACAAGGCGTTAAGTGTCTATGTATTATGTACTTAAGTCCTAAATCTATTTGTTTGTATGGATCTAACTCTTTCATATTAAGTAGCTGAGGTATGCCATAGGCCGAGCTCTTAGGGTTATTAGCCCTTGGATCCCACTTACTCTCTCTATTCCATAACAGCTCTAGGCATCGATACTCTTTAGAGTTTGTTAGCTTTATATGCGCGTAGAGTTTGTAGTTTTCTTTATCTCTTTGTGTAGTTGCTTGAGATGCAGGCATAGAGCTATATAGCAATAGACCGGCCAAAAGCACCAGACTCCGCCTGCGAGCTATCCGCCTAAGCGGCTCGCCTGCGAGTATGGAGCGTAGCCATGTAGTCAAATACCTGTCAATCTTGAGCGTACTTTCGAGCGTGTCCCACAGGTTTTTAACACCTGTGTATAAACCTTGTGGATAACTATGACGCATTACTAACCTCACTTAATTTAGGATACGGCTCTTGCTCCCATATAGGTACAAGCTTTTTATCTAATAAGTAAACGTATCGGTGCTTACGTGATCTTGGCTCCCAGTGCCCATCAATCCCCTTGCTTTTGCCTCGGCTTAGCTTTGTACCATCGGCAAAATAGAAATCGTTTTTTTGAGGCGATAGACCGTAATAACCAAAATTACATGCTTGATATATCGCCCCTACGTGCCTAGAGCTATCAGCGTAACTAATTACGGCCCTTATGCCTCGTTGCTTTAATATCCTCAAACTACGGCCAACGAGCATAGATCCGTAGTTTTTACCGTTGAGCTCAGGCTCTAGGACTAAACGGCTCATCTCGAGTAAATCGGGATAATTACCTCTAGGTAAACCAAAAGCGCTCGTAGCCGAGTTAGGCACGCTCAACGGCGAGTAAACTACCGCCCCGATAACTTGTATATCCTCGATGAGCCCAAAAGCGTGTTGCCCGATAAAGCGTTTAGGTCCTAAATAGTGATAAGCGTTTACCAGCTCGTAAGCATGGTTATAGCTAATCGGCTCAACCCTAAGCATCCTTACCCCATCCCGTGCCCTTAAAGGATATGCCCGGCGCGTGGTAAATCTGCCTCATATGCGTACCGCAGCATAACGGCGCACAATTAGAGGTTATCGGTTGCTCTAGCTCATATCTAATATTGCACAATAAACACTCATACTCATAAATTGGCATCTTTTACATCCTCCAACATTACAATCCCCATAACTCCGCATTTAATGCATTGAAGCGCTTTAACGTATGGAGGTAGGTTATCGGTTACGACACGCTCGATATGCTCGGTCACTTTTCCGCATAATCGGCATTTAGTTTTATAGGCCATATTGGGACCTCTTTAGGTATTGCATCTCAAAGAGGTTAGATCGAGGCACCCAATAATTATCTTGATAAGGATGCTTATATTTAGGTACCTTGGCCATATGCACGGGCATCCATCCTAATAAAAGGTAGACCGGGCTCCATCCTGTAACTAATATAGCTACATCGTTAGGCCTGCCCGGGCCTCTATTTTGTAGGATTAAGTGCCCGTTAGTGTGCCTTGTGTGTTTGACCTCGATATTTTCGCCAACGTCTGCCGTATCGTGGCCGTTATCTATTTGAGGCACAAAGCCGTAATCGCCATAGTATGCAGCTACAGCGATCTCGGCTCCGCATGCCTCGGACTCTTGCCATACCAGCTCGTGCCAGTTTTTATAGGCTTGGCCAAAATTACTAGCATCCTCAACCTTGGCATTACGTATAATCGTACGCTCTAGTCCTACTCGATGAGCTGTTACCTCTTGCGATCGATCGAGTATTACTTTAGCTAAGCGCGACACTCTGCACACAACCACATTACGACCTCGCCCGTATGATCTCGTACAAACCATCCGCCGAGAGGAGTTACGTACTTTTCGCACTCATCGCATAAAATAACTTTGAGGATAGTTACATTGCCGTTATCGTGGATCGTAGTAGCTACGCTATCTTTAATAAAAGTTAGCTCGCCCATCTTTATACCTGCGGCTTCCATTTACCATCGGATCCGAGTACGTGCCAGTATGGCGTGCATTGATTAGCTCGTAACTTTTCGGTGCACTTATAAGCCGCCCACGGCTTACCCGTGCTCTTAGCCGTGCCCTCGGCCCAGATCATCGTGCCATGCGGGCACCGAGGAGACTCAGGTACAAGCTCTCCGCCTAATTGTGCACCGATCTCTACGATAGCCGTGGCCATTGTGGCCATGTCCTCAATCGTTGCTTTAGTGCTCCATGGATCCGAGCTAGCCGGTAATGTCTCGACCTTTTCCATATCCTGCACCGTAGGCCTTGAGTTATGCTCAAGGCTTGGAGTAAGTAGACCTATGCAGCGCCCATAAGCACTCGTAATCGTGTCCTCTACCATCCATTTACGCATATTTTGAGGATAAGTCGTTACGTTACCAAAAGCATAGTCTACGGCGCTTGGCACCATATCCTCATACTCACGGTATGCCTCAGCTCTTACGAGGATCGTGCCTTTCTCAATATCAAAACTCTCTATAAAAGCAACTAAACGCCCGGATGGATACTCTGATCTAAAACGCTTTATCCGTGCGTTTACGTCCTCGTAATTATCTAAAAACCCCATTATATTAGCTCGCTCTCTTTTAGAGCTTTAGCTATAGCTCGTCCTCGTACAAAACCCTCGCCGTGGCCATGATTAAAACCAATCGAGTAACCAATCACCATAAACAAAAAGCCTATACCGCATGCGGCTAGGCCTATCAATATATCTAAACTATTCATTATTAGCCCTTTGTTAAGGCCGATCAAGCTACTAACCGAGTAGCCCTCTCAGCGTTTGTAGTATCAGTATGAGGCCTTTTTGTCACAAAGGAAAGCATCTCGGCGTTTGGCGTGTCGCTACTTGGCTAATCTGTCCTCTAGCAAAATCTCATATATTCGATCGACCCGCGACTCAATACGCTCGACACGCCCGGCAAGGTTATGGCCGCCATTACCGTCCGGCTTTAGCTCGGATAAATAAAACATAACTAACCTACGGATAAGCCCAGCCCATAGCCCCAAAATAGTAAAGCTCCCTAGCGCTATACCGACTACGAGCTGAGCTCTTTCCATTACTTAGTTACGCCAAACTGACCCTCGGACGGTTGGACGGCCTTAAGTAGTGGCCCGATTAGCCCCGCGATAAACGCATTAGCTAATACTTTTGGATCGGTAATACCGCTCATATAAAGAGCTGCGGCGCATGCCACCGCTGATCTTAAATAAGACTTACCTACCGCTATCGCTTGCTCTTTCATTTTTTGCTCCTAAGTGCCCTTTAGGATTTGTCTTACTGTAAACCTAAAGTCGAGATTAATGCTTTAGCCTTGCTTACTGATACCTCAACCTCAAAGTGCATATCGTCCGGGCGTGTCTTAAAATCGCCGCCCCACTTGAGGCCGTACTTTTTAGCTAACGCGCGGATCATTGGTATTTTTTCAAGAGGAAAAGTGCCAGCTTTACCTAAAGGGTGTTTAGTAGCGTTGAGATCAATAGCCGTGCCGGATGAGTGACAAGATAATTTTGTAGGATTACCTCTTACCATCCTGTAGGCATAACCCCAATCGTCAAAAGTGCCCTCGTCTATGGGCTCTATTAGCTCGTGAAACTCCGCAGCGAAAGCGGCCAATAGCGGGCCCACGCTATCGGCACACTTTAGTTTACGATCCGTACCCCTTACAGGGTAGGACTTTATATTTATAACCGCAGGATCTTTAGAGGCCGGGTATCCGTTATAGCTAGTTTCCATTATTTAGCATTTCGGGCTCTACAAAAATATCTGCAATAGGATCGTATGAATAACCAGGGCCAGCATAAATACCTCTAAAATTATCGTTATATGAGGTTTGTATCCACACGCCGCCATAATGGGCTACACAAAAATCTACACCTTTTTGCTCAGACTCTTTATTATCATTATCTAATAATTCGTTATTATGCACAACAATTACGCGCTGCACAATATTGTTTTCGTCTAATTCTGCAAAGTGTGCCATTAGAAAGTTATACTCCCGCTTCCAGCCCAAGAATAAATATAATTACCACCGGATGTTGTTTGAGTTGGCGATCCAGTAGTTGAGGCAGCTAATCCAAAAGAGGTTGCATAAGAAATAATTACAATACCGCTGCCACCATTACCGCCTTTTTGTTGCGTATTGCTTGAAATAGCAAGACCGCCGCCTCCGCCGCCGCTGCCTGTATTAGCCGTTGCATCATTACCTACGGCTGCACCTGCCCCACCATTACCGCCACCGTTAGTACCTGTCCCAGCTGTCGTATTACAAGCACCGCCGCCGCCGCCGCCGCCACGTGTTACAGATGTACCTGTAATAGATGATGCGCTTCCCGCGCCGCCGTTACCTCCTGCTCCACCTCCTGCACTTGATCCAGCTGCACCGGCAGCACCGGCGCCGCCGCCGCCGCCGCCGCCGCCTGTATTGCCTGATGTATAAGCCGCCCCGGCACCTCCTGTATTGCCTTGTCCTGATGGAGATGTCGATCCACTAACGCTGCCGCCATTTGATCCGCCAATGCCAGTACCGCTGCCGCCTGATCCGGGATTGCCGCTGCCGCCACACCCGCCGCCTGTAGATGTAATACTTGAAAAAACAGAGTTGTTACCGTTTAACGATTGTAAAGCCGCCCCGGCTGTTGATCCGCCGGCGCCTACTGTCACGGTCGTGCTTACACCTTTTGCGCAGTTAAGAGTGCCTGTCAAATAACCACCTGCGCCCCCGCCGCCGCCGCATTGAAAAGTAGTCATAAATTGACCTGAATAACCACCCCCGCCGCCGCCGGCTACGACTAAATAAGTAACAGGCACAGCCGTATTTTTGCCACCGCTAGACATTATCCCTAACATTGGAGACATTATGCAATATCTCCAAAAACTATCCATGAGTTAGCAGCTAGTTTTTTACATGTAGCACCTGAATTAGCAACACGTAATTTAGGCGTGGCGCTAGTTGCACCTGTTGAAATAACCGTAGTCGTACCCGGAGTTACAGCTCCGATAGTTGGCTGACCTGCACCAGTAATCCAAAATACATTTATTTCAGTACCTACGGCAAAGTTAAAAGTAGCATCGGTAGGGATATTAAATTGTTGTGTAGAGGCGTTATTCATTGAAAATATATTTCCCTCATCACCTGAGGCAAAAGTATAAGCCGCTGTTTTGGCGCTGTAAGTAGATGATATTTTAGGCGAGGTAATCACGGGAGCTGTAAGTGTTTTATTAGTTAGCGTTTGTGCTGTAGTTAGATCGGCTGTAACACCTGTGTTAATAGATAAAGTAACTGTACCGCTAGTGCCTCCGCCGGATAATCCCGTGCCGGCTGTAACTCCCTCTATGTCACCTGTAGCACCCGAGGCTACCCAAGCTGCACCGTCGTAATACCACAAACCGTTAGTATCTTTTGTAAAAGCAAATTGTCCCTCTGCAGGGGCCGTAATAGCAACATCTCGAGCAGCCGCCGTGGCAAAAACGTTAATACCTTGCATGAGGTAGCCGTTAGTATCTCCTGCCGTTAATACCTCACCGGTTACAAAAGTCTTAAAGCCTAATCCTGCCGCCATCTTTTTACTCCCTAGTACGCTAACACGGAGGTATCGAGCACTCCGTATAGTGATGAGTTTAATATAAAGCCGTCGATAATCGGCTCAAGAGTGGTGAGTGTCGTTTTCCACGAATTAGGCGTAACTCGGTGCACTACCCCAAACACTTGTAAAGTCTGTGTAAGAGTCGAGTTTCCCGGTTGATTAGTCGTAATGGTTACAGGGTCAAAAAAATCTAAATCTAAGGCCGCGATAATGCCCGTATTATAGTTAGGCGTATATAAATCTAGCTCTATGGCATCGCACCGGGTACG